GAACATTACAACGAATGGCATCCGCATAGTGCACTGGGGTATCGTTCGCCACGGGAATATCTGCGGCGACGAACCAGTCATGGGTTAAGTGATAAAAAGTGTATGGAAATATAGGGGCCAATCCACTATGAATGGGAGGCGGATTTCCATCTGGTAACTATCCTGTCCTGTACTGCGTTTTGTTGTCAGTACCTTCTGAAGCACGAGCCCAATTTTCTTTCCGTGAAACTCAGGGGCTACGAAATTACTTGCTGATACCATATGCTGCGTCAGCTGCTTAATGCCAGCGCACCCCATCATTGCATGAATAACATTCGCGCCGAATTTATTCTCAGTACCATCGTTTTTCTGGGTGCAAACGCTAAGGTATTGAACCTTTCGACCGTCATCTGACTCGCCGGAAAATTCAATAAAGCGAGCCCCTTTTTCAGACTGCTTTAACGCTGCCTCGGTGATTGTTATTACGTATGCGCCAGTTTCGTTGATGAAGCCACCCTGACCTGCGGTAAGGGCTGATTCCTCGTTATAAGTGAAAATTACGTTGCTCATGCGGCGTTTTCCTTGATTGGGTGAACATTGGTTATGCCGTAGTAATCGCATATGGTTGCGTCTACAAAGGCGAGGTCGTTATCAATTTCGTTGCTGTCAAACATTCCCATCGGTGACTTCACAGTATCTGCACCGTTGTTTTTGGTGGTGAAGAAGAACTGATCGTCACGAGTTAGCGTTCTGAGAACGATGGTGAACATCCCTTCAACGGTGATCTTCTCGTCGAGCATCTTCCCGATGGTTTTCATCTTCACTCGACCCATGGCGGTTTCTTCTGTGTGAGCAAGGAAGTAAACGCGGAGGTCATCTGGAGCGTCCTGAGCAGCCTTAATGACCTCCCATGCGTGACGCCCAATCTCAGTGAACTTGTCGAATGACTTTTCTTCTGAGCGACGCATAAACTCATTGCTCATGACGTACTGGAAGTCATCAACAATGACGATGCGCTTGCCGTACTCATGAGCTTTTTTAATCACCGCTACGATCATGTCCCACTTATCAGAGGTAACTACCGTTCCTTGCTTCTTCTGCGCATCCCATGCTTTCCATTCTTTAGATTTGAAGGGAAGTGGCTTACCGATTGGCTTGATAAGGATCGCCTCGTTAGGGTTAACGCTGCGAAGACTGGTTGACTTACCGGTGCCAGACTCACCGAGGATTAATGTTGCAGTTCCCATAAGCACCTCAGAACGGGCATCCGCCCAGGAAATAACGTTGATTAAGCACTTCTAAGCGAGACAGGTTGAGATACATACGCATGCGCTCTCTGTCACCCTTGTGACGCCACCACAGAGCTTGTGTCGTTGTCATTCGGCGCTGTAGCTGGCTTTCTTTCACTGTTGTTGTCGGCTGCATGAAGACCTCCTTCGCTGCCAATTAAATCTTGCATGAGACGCACAAAGGCATCTTCTGACCAGGTATCTGTAATGCTCATGATTTGCGGTACCACGGGTGATTGATTGCCGTTTTCATGGCTTCATGAGCCTCTTGCCACATGCGACCATCACCGAGGTAACGAGCGATAACCGCTTTGCTCTGCGCTGCTTTGAGCAGGCTGTGATTTATAACAGGTGACATAAACCCTCCAGGTGCTTACTGGCAGCACGAATAAGACGGCGAACACGTTTGGATAATTCGGATTCGGTTGGGTAATAGGCGGACACGACGGCACCGCCCGCGATAGCAAATGTCATCGTGGGATTCCTTATGTTGTGTGTGATTGCATAGCGCTGCGTTCGTTGAGCGCACTGATATACAGTTAAAAAAATGCCCTCACAGTGGAGGGCAAATATGAAACGAGGTGATCTAATCAGACACTATCGAATCGTCTCCGATAGTACGGTGCGGTATTACACCCAATAGCTAACTCAGAGAATTAGCTATCAGCTGCTACTGGCTTTAACCTGCCGTCCACATTGCTTGCCAAACAAAGCAAACAACGTCGCTTAATTTTTCCTCATCAACATAATCCTCAAGACCAGGTAATTCCGTAAGGAGTTGCTCTATACCGGCCTTAATCATTTCTTCTGTTGGTTGAATTGGCTTGTTCATATCACTCCTCCCCCAGACCCTTGCTGATGGCTGCGCGAGCCATATCTTCCCAGCCAATTAGCGCTGACATTGCACCCTGCACGTTGTAGCCATCCTTCATCGCTTCATTCATTTCGCTTACAGCTGACATGTAACCTTGCAGAGCTTCGAGCAAATCAGGAGCTGCCTCCATCAGTCTCACATCGGCACGATGGATGGTTGTATCGTCAAATGTGAAATAAACGCCATCATCGTTGAATCCAGCACCAACAACATTCCATGGCCTTTTCATTCTTTCTACGGTCATTATTCACCTCTGTGGCTTGCTGCCAAAACAATGAACCATCCGGAAATTCCAGATAGCTCATAATTCACTCTTCAATACTTCCAGCTTACTAATAGCCGAAAGATATCCGCGCTGATAAGGCATCAGCATTCCGTTGAGCTTTTCACTCCTTAACTCCTCTCTAAGCAGGTTAATGGCCTTATCGATAACTTCTGCCTTAGCGTCCTTTATGGCTTGCTTGCGGGGCTTTGCTTTCTGTTTAGGCTGATTTCGTAGGCATGATGGAATGTATGTAGAATTCATGTGATGCCTCTTTGCTTGCTGCCAAAAGAAGGCCGACTATGCGGCCTCAACCCTCAATAATTGTGTGACCGTTGTCCGTTAGCCATTTGATAACAACATCCTCACCAATAGCCTCCAGAAGGACTTCAGCTCCGTATTCTGGAATGATGTCCTCCGCATCCACGGTTTCTGCTATGTCAAGGTCTTCAGCATCGATTTCCACGTGGCGATTCCATCCATCACCCCAAGGAACAACTCCATTCAACTGCTTAACTTTAAAAGTTCCGCTGATTGACATAACTACCTCGCTGTAACCTGTTTACTTGTACGATGACCAGCTGCGAAAAGCGCAACATCCGGCAGACACACAGCTCCGCTCACATCCTGCTTACGACCGAATTCGTTAGCGTACACAATCGCTGCACGTTCAAGGTTGCGTTTGTATTCTTCCAACTGCCAGAACGCGTCCTGTACTATGAATTTGATCGGCTTAGCGTCTTCAATGCGCTTAGGTGTTTCGTGCTTACCTTTAGCCTGAATCTGTGCCCGACTGAGGGTAGGGCGATGAAGTTTCTCTGAACTGATAACCTCTTCACGGGCTTCAACACCTTTTGCAATGGCTTGCGCCTTTAAACGTTCACGGCGACGAGCTGCTGATGAACCTTTGAAAGCTGTTCTGCGTGTCATGGTGACCTCCTGATGAACTTTGGTGATGTGGGCGGTAACCAGCCGCACAAGTTAGGGCCATCTTCACGTTTTACCCTTTCTCGCTTGCCACATCCCAAAGTTCACTTTGGTTATCGCGCCTTGTCAGCGCCGTAGATTCATCTCTGAATCGTTGTATGTTCACCGTCCTGGTGAGTAGTGCTCCGTGTTGATGTGCTTAGTATCACCGCAAGTGGTATTGTAGTCAACACCGCGAGAGATATTTTATCACCGCGGATGGTTATGTTTATGTATTTACAGGTTATTTATTTTTGTAAACCCTTCGTGCGATACTGCCATGAGTGAAAAATGAGCGAGGGATTGATATGGATCTGAACGAAGAGCGCGTGAACATGATGGTTCACGCTGCGGGAAGGGCTTTGATGGAGTTGTCGTTGGCAGATATTCCTGTGACACAGGAGGCTCTCATCGAAAAACTTGAGCAGTACCGCAGAGAGACCGGTAACGTCATAGGGAAGGGCATAAACAGAGATGCGGCTGAGATAGTGCGGAAGGGTAGTAAGTCTGTGAAGTAGACAAAGAAAACCCGGCTCGGTGGCCGGGTTAGAATCTATTCGCTTTCATTTGCTGGTAGGTACATTGTCATCTGTACTGGTTTCTTCCCATAATGATGGGCAACTCGGCTTCTAAGCTCGTGCATCGTGTCGCATGTCTTGGCTACACCTATTACCTCCCAACAGCGCGACACTAATTGCCTCACTCCAAGGTTTTCAGTTAGCTGTCTGTGCCAATGAACCCCTGCTGCCGGCTTGTTTTCTTTAAGATACTTAGCTACATCTTCATCCAGCGTGTCATAGATTAGCTCTATTACTAGCTTTCCCCACCACTTGGGGCGCGACTGTAGCGGGGTGCTCCATCCGGTAAGTCTGCCGAACTCTTCCCACAACTCATCGGGGAATGTTTTTTCCCACGCCCTTAACTCTTCTGCAATAAACGCCCTTAGTTTGACCTGAAGAGCGTCTTCGGCGCGTTCATATTGATATCCTGTTGCCTCATCAATAAGCGCGTCTAAACCTGTTCTGGTTAAGCCTGCTGTGAGAACAGCGCACTTTATAGCTATCTCTCTTTGCCGTTCTGTGAGCGGGGCCCCTTTGTAGAGTGCCTGAACATAGCCACGGCAAATCAATTCGAATTGCTCTGTTTTCAAACCCTGGCTTTTAAATTGTGTTCCCGGTATGGAAAATTCAATAAGTTCGGCCAGGATTAAGTCCTTGTCTATAAAGCCATTTAGCGAGTTTACGCCTATGAATTTGGCCAAGTCTCCAGACTCTGCATTAGCAATTGCCTTTACCGTTGCGCGCAGGGCGATCACCCTTTCTCCGGTATCAAGAACGTAGCAATCTATAGCTTCACCACCAAGGTCAATGCGTCCCTTCCATTTTGCGAATGGAGAGGGTAATTGCTGAAATTCTTCCTGTTCCATAAACTTTCCTTATGCTGTGTGAAATCACCCAAACGTCTCGTCAGGCCACTGGCTGGCTACTACCTTGCCAACAACTCGACAGTTCTCATTGCACGGCATCATCGGGAACTGTGGGTTAAGAGGCTGTAAATACACCTGCCCGCTATCCTTGATCAGTCTCTTGAAGGTGAATTCATCACCATCTAACCGCGCAATGCAGAAATCACCCGGATCAACAGGTTCCTCAGGGTCAACCAAGATAAGCATTCCCTCAGGGAAGCTTGGGCGCGACCCGGCAGGCGCAGTCATTGAATGACCATCGACCTCTAGCCAGAACGCAGCATCGCTGGCTTTCTTCGTTGTATTCACCCATCCCTCAGCGTCTCGCTGAGTGAACGTTCGAAATTCAGGAGAAAACATGCCAGCTTGCACATGCGAGAAGACTGGATACTCATACTCGCTTCTCTTCTGTACATCTGCGCCTATGGCTCTGTACAAGTCAGAAATCTCTTTGGCTATTGACGGACTAAATTCCTCTATTCCTACCTGAAGAATGTTTGCCAGCATGGCTGCATTGTTCGCATTAAGGGCATTTACGCCGTTTAAAATCGCCCCAACAGCTGATTGCCCGATCCCCATGGAAAAAGCAATTCCTTCCTGAGATAGGCCAAGCTCAGATTTCTTTTTCTCGTATATAGCCTTCAAACGCTTTGCGTCCTCAAGCTGCTCTTCTGTTAGTGGTTTCTTTTTTGCGCTCATACGTCAAATCTATCACCGCAGGGGATAAACAACTAACACCGTGCGTGTTGACTATTTTACCTCTAGCGGTGATAATGAATCCATGTACTAAGGAGGTTGTATGGAACAGCGCATAACCCTGAAAGATTATGCCCTGCGTTTTGGTCAAACCAAGACCGCACAAGATCTTGGCGTTTACCAAAGTGCAATTAACAAGGCTATTCGCTCTGGTAGAAAGATTTTTTTAACAGTTAAACCTGACGGCAGCATTGATGCGGAAGAAGTGAAGCCATTCCCAAGCAATAAGAAAGCCGCATAAGCAATACCCCCCACAACGGACTCTCGTCCTACGTCGCTGACAAAGCGAGCCTAAAACTTCAAAACGCATCAACCGATGCATAAACACTTATTAACTAAAGGAAGTATTACAAATGGAACTAGCAAATCACAGCAAAAAGGTACGCGAAGTGGAAACAGAGCTTCGTGCGCGACTCGTATCTATGGGTCAGACAAATTTCGCAAAGATGGCGGGATGGGCTGATTCAAAGGTGAGTCGATTAAACATCCACGATATGGCCGTGACGTTCGTTCTTCTGGAGAAAGTCTGGGAGACAAGCCTTATTCGTGAAGTGGCAAGACAGGCTATTGCAGCTGTGATGCCAGAAAGCAAAAAGCGCCCGGTGGTGGCCGGACGCTCTGAGCAAATCAGCATCGAATTCTAGAGACACTGTGTTACGCCAAGTAACAGGAGTAATTATGGCAAAACCACTCAGTCCTTACCAGGACAAAATGCACAAAAACATACTACGTGATCGCTTCCTGTCAAGCTTCAAGCAGCCTGGTCGATTTCGGGCTGAGTTGGAGAAAGTGAAGCTGATGCAGAAGGAGAAAGGTCATGAGTAACGTATCCAATCTAGCCGAAGCCAGAGAGGCCAGAAGGCTCCAGCAACCGCATCAAAGCAGCGGTAAGGGGTATGCCTTGCTGCACCGTAAAATCATGGATGTGCCGTTCTACAAGGACGCTGAAGCATCACATCTGTGGGTTCACTTAATCCTGAAGGCCAAGCATGCACCGGAGCATGTGATGACTGACGCAGGAGAAATTCTGGTAGGCAGAGGGAAACTGCTTAGCGGAAGAAACGCTCTGGCGTTTGAGACAGGACTCAATCCTGATCGCGTTCAGTACCTGCTTAGGAAGTTCAAAAAACTCGGCATGATTGACTGGGTTTCACACGGTAAATTCTCAGTCTTCTCGGTAGAAAAATATGACGATTATCAGTCAAATTTTGTACCAGCAGATTACCAGCAAATTACCAGCCCTAAGCCAGTGATACCAATGCCTGCTAGCGATACTGTACCAGCAGATTACCAGCAAATTACCACAGATAAAGAATTTAATAATATCTCTTCTACTAACGTAGAAGAGAGTGCCGTAGCAGCGCCAAAAACTGAGAGAAAGAAATCGTCTCTCAGCTGTCAGCAAGTCGTCGATGTCTACCACGAGTTAATACCTGAAGCACCAAGAGTCAGGGCGATAAATGACAAGCGCAAAAACCAGATTCAGACGTTCTGGAGAAAAGCTGGAGTCATCACGCGCCAACTTGATGGGCATGGGTTCACCCTGGAAGACTGGAAGTCCTATCTGAGCTATGTAGCTTCAAACTGCCGCTGGATGTTCGAGGAAAGACAAAATCCTCAGCGCGGCACTGTCTGGCACAAGAAGGGATTCGACTTCCTGTTGAACGATAACACCTACCTGAAAGTACGCGAGGGAGAGCACGATGACCGTTAAAAAATCACCCATGTCAAACAGAGAGTTAGTTGATTCAGCGATAGAGCTTGCTGGTAAGTTTTATTCAATGCAGGGCTACACACACAGACCTGGATTCAAATATTGGGAGTCTCCTCATCCACAGGAGCAACTAGTTTTCGAAATGGCATGTCAGGCATTCGAGTTTATTCGCGGATCCGATGTCATGGATGCTGTGGCGGATTTGGAGGATGAGGAATGACAGACGATTACAAATTGCCACCCAGCAATTACGAGGCTGAGCAGGCTGTGCTGGGTTCAATCATGCTGGACGCGCAGAGTGACAACATTCAGCGCGTCTTTTCTTTCCTGAAGCCGGATATGTTTTACAGCAGACAGCATGGGCATATCTTTAAATCACTTAGTGACCTCAACACGAAAGGTAAACCACTTGACCTTCTGACTCTCGCTGACGTGCTTGAGGCTTCTGGCGATCTGCAGAATGTAGGCGGCTTTGCATACCTTGCTGAACTATCAAAGAACACGCCAAGCGCCGCTAACGTTATCCACTATGCCAATGCCGTAAAAGACAAGGCAACAGAACGCATGGCAATCACTCAGGCAAATCGCATGCTGGAAATTCTGTATTCCCGTAACGGTATGAGCACTGAGGATAAAATTGAGGCCGTACAAGCGCTTTCCATGCAAATAGATGAGAAGGCGAAAACGGTTAAACGTGGCGGACTGATGCCATTCTCCGATGTGTTTAGCGAATGGCTGGATGTTGTTGATGGTCGTTTGGCTCAGGACCCAGCATCGATTGGCATCACATCTGGAATTCAGGCTCTTGATGCAATGCTTGAGCCAAAACGAATAGTCAAAGGTTCGCTATTTATTATTGGCGCCAGACCTAAAATGGGCAAGACAACGCTCTATACCAGCATGGCAATTCATTGCGCACTGAACGAAAACCTTCCTGCACTAGCCTTCAGCTTAGAAATGCCTCGTGTGCAGTTGGCGGAAAACATAATTAGCCAGAACTCCGGGGTTAATTCAAAAGTCTTCTACCTCAACGATTACGACGATAACAAATTCTCTCTGGCTTCAGCTAAGGGGTTTGAGATTGCTCAAAATGGAAACCTGTACATCGACGATACTCCAGGGCTTCCTTTGGCGCACATTGTTGCAGAGTCTCGCAGAATTAAGCGAGAGAGGGGCGTTGTAGGGATGATACTTGTCGACTATCTGACGCTGATGAAGGCAGAAAAAGCGGAGAGGAATGACCTTGCCTATGGAATCATCACCAAAGGACTGAAGAATCTAGCGAAAGAACTTAACTGCGTTGTTGTGTTGCTGACTCAGCTCAATCGCGACCTTGAAAAGCGACAGAATAAGCGACCTTTGCCAAGTGATTCACGCGATACCGGTCAGATTGAGCAGGACTGTGACTACTGGCTTGGCATTTATCGAGAAGGGGCATACGAAGAAAACGTTAATCAGGCTGAAACTGAATATCTGCTTAGGTTAAACCGCCATGGTGAATCTGGTGTTGTTTATGCTGAACAACGCAACGGGATTATCTACCCCGTTGACCAGGAACAAGCCAAACGACGAAATACAGAGCGCGAAGAGAAACCCAAGAGCAAGAAAGGGGGCTATTAGTGAACACACGAGACAAAATACTCAACCACCTTGAAACAAACATTCCCACCTCAGCACCACAATTCGCAAAACTCCTCGGATGCCAGAAATCACATATCAACCAGCTACTGCGTGACCTTATCGCGGATGGTCAGATTGAAGTTGATCGCATCAGCAAGAGCGTTAAGTACTACCGGTTAGCATCGCTTCATCATGAGCGCACAGAAGCAGTTCTGCGCTATCTGTCAACAACGGGTAAAAAGTGATCCACTTACCGCCACCACCAACGGTTTAATATTGATCCACCTTGTTTACTCAGGATTAGCTTCAGCGATAACCCCGGCCTTTCGTTTCTG